TTAATGAAGATATAAGTAGTTTTGAATTCCGTAATTTAGATATGTCATCTTGGGAAAATGCACAGAATAAGGATTGTGAGGGTATATATTCAAAAGTTAAGAAAGATAAATCAACCCCGGGTACAGATAAGTTTGGGTGTGGACCTTCTGATGATCCTAATAAACACAATTGTCAATTTTGGGAATACAAACACGCACAAAAACAACTCGGTACGGGTAAACCATGTCCACGTAATGAAGGACACGTTATTAAAGTTCAATGGCCTAAAAAAGCAAACACTGATAGAGTAGGTTTACAATTTGTCGATGACCCCGATCCCAATACAGATTCTAAAGTAGCTGATACTCCACAACATTATAAGTCTCTATTTGATCAGCAACAATCAGCCGTGGATGCACAGGAAAAAGAGAACGCTAGGATTGCAAAAGAAGCGGCGGATCAAGCGGCTGCGGAAGCACTCGGTGGTTTAATACCTAACCAAACGAAATTAGGTGACGATGGTTGGTGTGGTCACGGTGGTGTTGTAATACACCAGGTAGATGGGGATGTAAGTACAGCAAAAGGGTGTAAACGTATATGCTCAGATATATATCAAGTATGGACGCGAGACGAATCATATGGAAGGTGGGACTCTAACAGCGCTAATAGTATAGTAGAAGAGTGTACAGATGCTAAACTCGATATCATATGGGAAAATGATGGTGATGGTAAACGTAAACTTCGTTCGGGGTTAAAAGCGAGTAAAGATTACGTTCCTATTCAAAATCAACCAGTAGGTGGATTTAAATGGTACTATTATACGGGTTCATACTTTAAAGAACCTTCTTCATTTAATAATAAAGAACCGTCGGCGGAGGGTACAGGTGTTACGGATTTTAGTAATATAAATAAGGCGACAGGTGGGTATTTACAAGTAAATGGTAAAAATAATTACGCTGTTCGATGGCAAGGTCGTTTCGTGCCGAAAAAGTCGGGTACACACACATTCTGGACAAAGTCCGATGATATGAGTTATTTGTACGTAGGTAATGGAAAGATTGTTGATAACGGTGGTTTACATGGTATGGTAGAGAAAGATGGAACAGTTAATATGATGAAAGGTAGAGAGTACCTTATTGAAATATTCTTTAGTGAAAAGGGTGGTGGTGATAATATAATAGTTTCGTTCAAGGAACCAAACGGGACTAAAACAACAAATTTCAGTGGGTATATGGTTAATGATACTAAAATATGTTCCAGTGAAATGTTCGGTGGTAGAAGTAATAAAGGGGTCACTGATTATAAACACTGTATGGAATGTGCACATAAATGGGAACCTGGACTACATAAAAGATCAATAAATTGTGAGAATATATGGTTTGATGATTAAAAAAATTCAAACATTTTTATTTAAAAATTCAAGATAAACATGTTTGAAAAAAAAATATATGGTTAAATTAATAATAATGTACTATCCTCCACCACGACGAGGTTCCAACAGTACGGGTGTAATTATATTACTCGTAATTGTGGTAATGTGTTGTATGTTTGTCATGCCAGCCCTTGGTTTTGGTGCATGGACACTTTTTAAGAAGGACGATAAAGATGAAACAAGTGACGATACAGACGAAACTTCTGTTCCGCAACTTACATTCGATCAAGATGCAACAAAAACTATAAACGAAAACGAGAATACGGAACCAGCCGACGAGACTGATGATACCGACGAGACTACTCAGGTCAATGACTCGACGACGTCCACGTATAAAATTGAATACGCAGGCGGGGGTGACGGAAGTGATGCTATAGACCTTACTTTATCATGGACGAACGGTACGGGTTTTGATAAAGTTACCAAACTTGTATTCGTGAGAACTGTTAATGGTAAGGAATTACAAACCGAATCAACTACAGATGAAACCGCAACGTCTAACGACGGTAAAGGTAGTATAACGTTTAAGGGAACTAATATAGCCGACGATGTTGATTCTGCGGTCGGTACCAATAAGGTTGAAGTGTTCGCATATGATGGTGATGAGCCTTTAGCTGAGGGTAAGTCTTTAGCTTCTGTTACGATTCCAATATCACAAGACGATCTGGACCAAACGTACGAAGGTCCTTATGGTGATCTTACTATACCAGTAACACTTGCCGCGGGTTCAATGGATCTTAAAAAATTTATTAAGAAAACGTATTATAGTATTTCACACGCACCCGAGTATTGGTTTGAAATTGAAAAGAGTGGTGATAATGTTAAGTTTAAACGAAAAAGTGGTATGTATTTGAGCATTGGTGGTGTAGACGTGTTTAGACTACAAAAATATAAAGGTAGACTCGTTATAATGAATACAGGTACGGATAAAATTTACGTACCTGGACGAGGAATGCGTGTAAAGACCGAAATGACTTCAGAAGAATATTGGTTAGCACAGTGCAATTTAATAGGCGCATCTTTAATTGCGGGAAATGATGAAAGTGTTCGTCAAAGTGTAGATTTCGTCTCACCAAATAAACAATTCTTTGCCATTTACCAAACCGATGGTAATTTCGTTGTTTACAAAGGTTCTGGGTCTAGTGATAATAAAGGTGCCATGTGGTCATCGGGTACATTCACGTCTCCAACCTCCACAAAGGCTGAAATGATTAAATTGAGGCCGTATAACACTGGAGAAAAAGTAGAATTAAGGTTTTCAAAAAATAAAGGTGGCACTGGTCTCCCAGCAAAGCAAATGATGTCGATCGAGAAAGGTGTCGGACCTTATAAATTATTAATATCGGACGTGGGTAGACTAGTTGTTACAGATTCGAATGGACAGAGTGTGGGAATAAATAATGGTGGTGACAATCTTGCACATTTTTTCCAATCAACACACGGGAGTGTTTGTGGTTCCGATCTTTCAAGTATTTCTAACGGTGGTGGAAGTGTGGAAGAAAAACAAAATGTATGTGCGCAAAAATGTTATCAAACGCAAGGGTGTATAGGTTATGTAATGAATGATAATACTTGTTTCTTTAAAAAAGCTGATTTTCTTGTAAAAGGATCACACACTGAACAAGCGTGTATAAATGCACACCAAAAAACTCGTTTGAATAACACTGATAAATATGACCATACCGGGTTTAAATATAAAGCAGGTACATGTGAGGGATTAAATCCTAATGATGCAGACGCAGTAAGTCAGTGTCCCGGTAAACTAAGTCCTGAAGCGTGTATAAATGATACTAGATGCCTTTGGCAACCTAAAAGAGATCCCTATGGTTATGTGAAGAATAAAAACAATGGTACAGCTCAAAGATGTGGTATGGCCAGTGGAAAACGGCAACCATGTTGTTATGACGCATCTAAATGTGGTTCATCGGCTTCATGTGCGCGATTCCATGTATCCGGCTGCCCTGGTGATGATTAAAAAATAGACTTAAAGAAAACCTAAGTTTATTTGGTTTAAAAAATAAAGTTAAGAATTATTAAAAACAAACATGTCCGATTCTATTGAAAATGTTCTCGTTGAACTTATGCGAGCTAACAACACACACATTGATAAAAGTAATAAATCACAACTTGTCACCAACGATCTTGTAAAATCTCTTGTTGAGAAGTTCGGTAAACTCATGACACAAAATGAGAAACTTAATGAAAAGGTTGAGTACCTTACGGGTAAAGTTGATATTATGAGGAGGGAACAAGATGAATCAACTAAGGAAATTTTGGACCTTCACAATAAATTGGATAAAGTATCCGAATCACTGGTGGAATATGATAAAAATAATAAAGAAATTGTAAATTCACTTCCAAAACCAAAGGTTAAGAAAAGTGCAATTGTGGAGACGCGTATCTATTGTAAATGTTTAACAAAGAAAGGTATCCAATGTAAAAAATATTGTATTGAAGGTCACGACACGTGTAAACAACACGCGAATATGGCAAATGCTAAACCAAATATCGTTACGACTGGTGATATTGCTACAAATACAAACGTGGAAAAACCTAGTAAACCTAATAAACCCGTGACCGTAAGGAAACGTAAATCTGCTAAGAAAGAGAAGGTTAAACCACCTATGCACAATCACGATCCCGGTGAAAAACCCACTACACCTTGCGATTTATGTTTGAGCCATGGCGATATATTCGATCAAGAGATGCTTGAAGACGAATTTGTATGTATATCTGATAAAGAGTTAAGTTTGGAAGAACGTTTACAGATCGCAATTGATAATGAAAATAACGAACCTCACGACCCCGGTGATCCCATTGATACCGGTGATCCCAGTGATCCCGGTGCCGTTACAAACAATTGGGCAGATATGGTTGATGAAGATAATAATGTATAGTATTATTAATAACAATATATGGACGAAAATCTTCGAACAATATTGAATATAGTCGATGAGTATAAGGCTAAAATACCCGAAGGTGCGTATATTGATATATGTAACAATTTACTGGATATCCGTAAAATACATTACAAACAAACTATAAAAACACGGTGTATAGGTATAGGAAAATTTATAAAATTTATAATTTATACCGGTATAAGTTCCGGTGCTTTTAATGTCGTGAAAAATAAACTAATTAAAAAATAGCATGTTTTAATATATAATACACTATGACAATGTCTAATAATCCAATACGTACAACAATGTCACTCCTCGACGAACATAAGGAATCTTTACCTGAAGGTGTATACTTAGAGATGTGTGAGAATTTAAAGAAATTATATTTAACAGGTGAAGATCTTGCACGTGATAGTTATTTACTCGATTTAACAAACGATTATTATAAACTACTCGAAGATAACGAGGCGTTGAGACACGAGATAATCGAACAAAAACGTGAACTTCTTCGTGCGAACGTGTCTCGTTTTGAACGCGTTTCAAGACCCGCACTTCTTCAACCACGTGGTATATTAGAATCAATATTATTTGAACCCAGTACACCTCCTTCGAGTGGTATATCTATTCCTAGTACGGGATCTGCATTCAGACCTGTTAATCCTACACGCGTTGGAAGACGGTAAACAAACCTTTTTTATAGACGAAATTTGATTTCGTATATAAAAATGGATATTGTACTTTTTTTTTATGATTATTACTTTACTTTATTTTATTTAGAAAAGAGTTTGAATCTATTATGGTTTGCATTTCATTTCGTTCTAATACACCCGCAACACACAATTCCTGCCACTGATGTAAAGAAATCTTAGATTTCTGTAATTCCTGTATTGTTTTTTCATTTTTGTATAAGATTCTATCATT